CCGCATGAAGTTTTTTGGGATATATTTATCGTAATTTATTATCACTTTGTATCACCTTGAAACACCGATAAATACAGTGGTATCAAGGAAAAACAATACTTTTCATCACTTTTTATCATTTCTTATTATTATGTGCAATTCTGCTAGTGCGTACAAAATGCGTACACAGTACGCAAATATAAAAAATAGCCACCGTTTTGGTGGCTATTTTATTTTTTGAATATAAGAATATGCACTCCGGTGTTTTTCAACATAATTTATGCATTCTTCATCCATCACTTCATAATATGTTTGTAGTGAATCATAAAAATTTTGATATTGCCTTATTTGTGCTTTTTCTGTTTTCAATCCTTTTGCTTTGGTTTCAACGGTTTTATAATATCTTGTTAAAAACTCATAAATACACCTGTGTTTATTTTGATGAAATTCTTTTAGTACATCACTCGGCTTTACATCCTTAAAAGATACATAGGGTTCAAACATGACCAAATCAGTTGCTTTTTCTTCCATCAGTTTCAACCTAGAAAAGAATACATCCGGTTTTACTGTTTCCGTTATGGGTTTTTTACAATCATTTATTATACGCAAATCGTTATTGATTCTAGGCAATGTCATTTCTAATAATTGGTTTTTATTAAATTTCAATCGTGGAAGTGGTTCTTCCAGTAATGCATTTTGCCATTTTAAAAGTTTGTCATTCTTTCCAAAACCAAATATACTCATATACATACCCCCTCTTATGTTCTTATTACACCGCAACATGTGCCAATGTATTGCACTTCATCCATCCGCTTCAGAACAATGTCTGAATCCTGATTATGTAGGCACTGCAACCGGTAATGTCCATCTTCTTCAATGAATTTCCTGATATATACCCTATCACCACGCAAGAAGGCAGCACATTCTTCATTGCCTGGGAAACGATTTTCAAAAAGAATAACATCCCCTTTGCAGAATTTTGGTGCCAAGTCATTGCTTGTCATTTTAATTGCAATATAAGCTTCTTGTGTGCCTGTTTCAATTTCAATGGTTTCACATGTATCATATATGATTCCCTTGTGTATTTCCCCATGTGGAAGAAGGCAGGGAATCTTGTGTTTCATGAAGGCTTCCCTTTCACTTTTTACCGAACCTGCTTCATACTTGGCAATCAATTCAATGATGCTTTTTCCATGCGGACCGCATGACCGGTAATTCCGCAATATAGCCTTTTCCTGTGGTGTATGCGGACATTTTCCCATAAGGCAATTCATACTGTGACCGGTTGCTTCTGATATAGCCATGACGGTTGAAACCTTTGGATCAGGTGTTTTTCCATAATATATATTTCTGATTGTGTCTAATGGCAGTCCGCTTTCGTCTGCCAATTTCTCTTTGGTCCACCCCAATTCGGCAAGGATTTCTTGTAACCTTTTGCTTAAAATTTTACCCGGCATACATTTCCCCCTGTGTCAAGAATGACACCGCAACTAACATTTTTCGACAAAAATAATGTTAAACTTGATATTTCTTTTTGTCAATATTTGGGATAAATTTTAGATATAACCAATTGGCTTCTTTTACAAAAATGAGGTATAACAAAATGGGTGAGGAATATGTTGAAAAAATTATACTAAAGGTAAGGGAATGCAAAGATATAGCATTGTTGGATATGATACTGAAGATATTGGTTGCATCAAAATAAAAAGGGCAGGGATTCATTTCCCTGCCCTTTCTTTTTACTGATGCTCTAATTTTACAATCTTTTCATTGATTGCCTTGATCTGTTCTTCCACCACAGGCATCCGGTGTGCAAAGTTATTGTGTTCCCTGACTTCCCTGGTCAATTCATCCAATTTGTATTCAATCAGGGCAACTGTTTGCTGTTGCTTTGCTTCCGTTTCCATTGCGTGGGCCTTATGTTCTGCCAATGTCTTTTTGTGTGTGAAGTGATTGTTTATCAAACACACAGTAAGTGTCACTGCACCCCCAATTCCTGCTGCAATAATTGTTTCCATGTCTTTTGTGTCCTTTCTTTTGTGTTTTTATTCTCTGAAGCCTATGGCCACCCATCCCACAGATGTGTTTGTGGTTCCGTTTCGTGTTACATAGGCATCAAATCCTGATGTAGTTATATTTGCTGATGCATTCCCGGACACTGATGTTCCGGGCACCGTTGTGATGGCTGTTGTCAATACCATTGGCACAGATGTGTATGCGGTTGAAAACTTCACCGCTTTTGCCGTTGGTGTATTTGCCACCGGTGTGATGGTTTCAACACCCCACTGAATCAGCAAACCATTTGAGAAATGCACCTTTCCGGTCCTGCTGCCATGTGTCACAGGTGGTGAACAGATAAATTCATCACCGCCATTTGCCCTTGTTACTTTCACATTGGCATCAAATACAAGGTTCTGTGTGCCGGATAAATACCGCCAAATACCATGTGCCCTTGCTGAATCCCAACATCCAATGGATGTGACAGAATCCCCATTGCCACCATAAAGCTTGCAGTTATGAACATTCGGTGCATCTTCTGTTGTTTGAATGTACAAATTCTTTTCATCATTTGACCGGAATGAACCACCCATGAATATATTCCGGTAGATGTTCAGGTCCATGTCAATTTCCATCTGATTTTCAATTTCTGAAACCTTGCCGAATGCCAAGCCTTTTCCACTTGCATTGAAGTCAAGCAGGCTGAAGGCCGTTGCTATTTCTGAAACTGCCACAACACTTCCAAAGAAATCTGTCACTGTCAAACGCAAATCATAGGAAGCATCTGTGTTCAAATTGATATTCAGAAGCATGTTGGAATCATAAGAATATACACTTCCTGTTGCTGCTTCTTCCCAGGTATCACTTGACTTCAGCTTGTATTCCACTTTATATGACTTTGTGTTCTTATTTCCCAGGGCAGAAATTGCAAATTTGATTCTTGCAAGTGCCATTGTGCCATTGTTATCTGCTGCACCTAACCCATTGGCCCGGATTGCCGTGAATGTGCTGATTTTGGGTGCAGTATAGGCTTGCACTGTGACTGTGGTGCTTTTGGTGGCTGTCCTGCCCCTTGAATCCGTGACAGTGCTTGAAATCGTCACTGTTCCTGAAGATGTAATGACACCGGATGTGACACTGCTGCCGGTGTAGCTTTTCCCGGCAATGGTTGTTTTATAGCTTTTTATAGTGCTTGAATAGCTTCCTGCTGCCGTGACTGTTGCCTTCAGCTTTGACTTGTTTTGAACATAGCCCCCAAACTGCGAATTTAGCCCTGATTCCGCTTCTGATACTGTCAGGGCAGAAATACTTGGCACAACTGAAGAAGGCACCTTGGCGGTGAAAGAAGCCGTCTTGGTGCCTATCAATGTACTTCCGTTGTATGTCTTGCAAGTGATGGTGCAGGTGCCGGATGTTCCATTTGGAATCTGTGAAGCCAATGTCAAGGGAACTGTCCATGCCTTACTTGTTCCCAGGTCACTGCCAATGGTGCCGGTAGCACTTCCGAACTTATATGTCAAGGTATGGTCAAAACTGCTTGATGCCCTTGCCATGTTGATGGTGATGCTTGCACCCATATTTACACTTGATGCTGACAGTGTTGGTGTGGTTGCCCTTGGAATAGTGGTCAATGCCTGTGAGTAGCTTTGACTGCTTGAAGAAAACTGATCATGTGTAATTCTTGCAGATGTGGCCAAGGTCTTGGTTCCGTCTGCATTATGGGCAATGTTCAGTGTCTTTGAAAATACCACAATTCCTGAATTGGTTATCTTATCAGAAGAAGTGATGCCTTCCGTGTACTGTGTGCCATTGATTGTGCAATACACTGTGCCGGTGCCGTATGTGGTATAGCCTGTGTTGGTACGATATACCCGGACTGATACGGTCACATTTGAAGTGTTATTTGCCACACTTTGGCTGTTTTGCGTTATCGTGATTTTATACTTGATTTTATCATTTGTAGTTGACATTGCACTTGATGTTGCCATATTGCCCCCTACAATTTACCGAATGAAAGATTTCCGCTTTCCCTTGGCATGAATGCAAAATTGCCAAGCTGCAAGGAATGCAGAAATTCACCATCTGTTACATAAAGCTTGTTATTGCTGAAATATGCCACTTCCATGCCTGCATCCAAGAATGTGATTTTGTCATTCTCAATCCGCAAGGTCAGGGTGTTGCCTTCTTCCCCCAGGATGATGTTGCCATCAACAAACCGGATATATTTGCTTATTTCCTCAAATTTGGCATCTGTGCCTGCTGCCACCGCATCCACATCCTGCGAAAACTCATTGAAACGGAATTCAATATCTTCTGCGGTCTGTGTGATTTGCGTGTTGACTGATTCAATCAGTGCATCTGTGTCACCTTTCAGATATACTTCATCCATGATTGTGGTTGTGATGCTCTCGGATGTAGCAAGTATCTGTGCAGACAGCTTTCTTTCCGTTTCTGCAAGCCCATTTACAAGCTTTTCTTCCACATCTGAAGAAATATCCATCAACATTGTTTCTGTGGCTGTTTGCCCTGAAATTGCCCTTTCTGTAAAGGTCAGATAAGTGCTTCCCAATGTCAGCTTGTTTGAAGCCGGTTGAAGCAGATAGATTGACAATTTGCTGACAAGGAACCGCTGATTGATTGAATGCGGTTCTGTGTTCACCTGCACCTGTGTTCCCAGGTGGAAGGATTCAATTGTTCTATCCACTGTGGCAAGGTCCGCTGCGGTCAATTCCACTGTTTAAAGCATCTGCATCTGCTCATTCAGGGCTTCATTGCCCTTTGTCAGAAGGTTTTCAGGCAAGGTCACATCATCCCATATCTGCTTTTTGTATATCCAACCGTATTGGTCAACCGCTTCCTGATTGAATATATAATCAACACCATCATTCACTGATGTGATGTTAAGTCTTGATTCACCGCCTTCTTCCTTGGCACCAAGCGGAATGATTGCTGTTGCAATGTCCTTTCCCTCTGTCCGTCTTTTCAAATCAAGAAGGTTCTTCCCAAAGGTCACTGTCTGTGGTGACAGGAAATTCAATTCTGCAAGATAGTCAAGATATGCACCATCCGCTTCATGTCTTATCCACAAATAACCGCCCAATGTTTCAAGCAGCTTCTTTTCAATGCTTTCAAATGTGTTCAGATATTCAGAATCACTTCTGCTGATATAATCATTCGGATCAGTGACAGTGACATTCCCAACCTTGAATTGCCGGGATGCATCCACCTGGGCATTATGGCTTGTGATGAACTGCGTGAACAATTCAGCCGGTGTGCCGGTGAAATCATAGGGCCTTTGAATAGAATCCACCAAGAATGCAAGTTCACTTTCACATTCCACGGTTTTTTCATTGTAAAAGCCTTCTTCATCATCCAAAATCCTGCCCCGGAAAAGCAAAAAATCATCCTGATATACTTGGATGATTGATTTCAGCCTTTTCAGTTTGTCAAAATTCGGATGGTTGTTGTATATGGTGAAATCAAAGCTTCCAATCTTGTTCAGTTCCAATTCCACCTTGGGATTGAATATTTCATATCCTTCCAATTGGTCATTATACAGAAGAAAATTATCACAATAAGCTTGATACATGGTCACAATCTCCTTTCCTTGTATGCAAAGGTTGCTGTGCCGGTTCCGCTTAATAAAACAGTGTTGTCACCATTTACAAGCTTCAAAGCAGGTAATTCATATCTTCCTTCAGACAATGCCCAAAAGTTTGTGCCGAATGTCAAATTTATATTGCCTGTGATGTCTATGATGGGAACAACAGGTTTTATCCCATTTGGAAGAATGACTGTTGCTTCTGTGCCTTCAACTGCCCGGAATATAACTGTGTCACCATGCCTTGTTTTGAACGGCTCACAATCACAATCAATGGTAAGCTGTCCAATGTTCTTTTCCGCTTTCCACTCTGAAACTGTGATTCTGCCGGTGTAATACCATTCTGAATCATCATCCAAGATTATCTGCATCTTCTGCCCATGAAGGGCATTCTGTACCCTTGAAAACAAATCCATGAACTGTTCCTGGGGAACCATTGTTGAAAACTCAAATGATAGATTCCTGTTGTTGTATTTGACTTCACCGAAAAAGTCTGTCAAATCCAGGACACCATCACCGCCCGGAATATCAATTGTTTCCGTTTTGGGTGATGGTGTTCCAATTGTCTTTTGTGCAAGTATTAGTGAAAAATCATTCCATGAATGATAATTCCCAAATTTGATTCCTTTCATATAACCGCCTTTCTGCACATTTTGCGGTTATCTTTTGTTTATTCAAGCCAAATCTTCTTAATTACCGGCTTAACATTGCCGGATGTAGCTGTGGTGCCACTCTCATTGTAAGCGGTTGAATATGCCAAATTACCTGAATTGTAATTTGTGCTTGTTGCAAGTACAAGTTGTGAACCAACACCACTGGAAGTTCTTAATTGCTTAATGCCGACATAATAACTTCCGCTTGCATCTGAAATATCAACTTCAACTGTTCTTGCAACTGTGCCTTCATATATTTCAGCATACAGTTTTGAATAAGCAGTGACATCCACCTTGTTTTCCGTTGTAACAACACAGGATGTATTAGATGAAGGTGTTGTCAGTGTGATGTCTGTTTCATTGAATATAGGTGCCTTGTCTGTATAACCCGAAGCACCGTCATTTCCCTGAATGAATGCACTTACCAAGGAAGTGTTTATCACACCTTCATTGTACAGATATGTTCTTCCCTGCAATCCTGCTTTCATCCAATCAACCCATTCCCCATCAACCAAGCATTGAACATAATCTGTTTCTGAATTATATCTGATTGTGGAATCCCCACCACCTGAAGAACCACCACCGGCATTCCATTTATCAATGTGTGCCTGTGTGATACCATCCAACACGGTTTTGTTTGAATGCGTGTGTCTTGCGGTTGTGTTGCCTTCCACCTGCTCTTTCAAATCAGCGGTGAAATTGTTGTCAGTATGCACATATTTGTTGTCTGATACATAATTACTATCATTTGTCAAATCTGATGTTTTCAGCACAACATTCCCGGTGTAGCCATTCACGGATGTGACAGCACTTGAACCACCGCCACCGCTTGACGAACCACCGCCACCGAATGAACCGCTTGATTCACTTGTCACAATGTGATCATCTGAAGCCTGACTTTCCCAGGCATCCTTTAATGACTGAATGCCGGTCAGTGTTCTTCTTTCCACAATAGTTGTGAAGCTTCCTGCATCCGTTTCAATCTCAACAACATCACCGGCTTCCATATAGGGCAGGCCCATCAATTCAATCTCACAAGGCATGTACCGAATGTCCTTGATGCTTTCGGCAAAGCCATTCAGGATGGTGTCCATCTGTTCCTGGGTAAAGGTGCAGTTTTGAATCAGATAATTGCCGGATAAGTCATACAGAATGCATTCATCCGCTTTGTAATACACATTGGAAGGCTTGCAGGACGATACAACAAAAGCACCGGAATATTCCCCAGGTGCTTCAAAGGTTATATACACACCTTCAAGTGCTTCTATGTTGCAATTGTAACCACAGTTCTTCTGAAGGATTTCTTCTGTTAAAAGAAATTCTGTTGTTCCACTTTCAATTTCAAAATCTGCAATCCAAGCAGGACCATCTTCAAAAGATAATGTCACACCGGTGATGGGATAAGGGCTTTCTATGTAGTATCCTTCCACATCCGCTTTGTCAAAACTCAATGAAACAGTGGTTCCGCTTGTGGGTGTTGCTGTTGCAACCTGAACCTTTTCAAGGATGTCCACATCCTTCACGATATTCACACAAGAAAATGATTCTTCACCATTTTCATTCACATAAATGGCACTTACTATTCCATAAGGATATGACGGCTTGTCCTCATACCACAAATCCGAATATTCCGACTTGGAAAGGCTCGTTTTGTTCGCAAAGCTATCCGCAAGCTTCAATGTTGTAAAATCACCATTTCTGTCATGTATGCCGAATCTTCCCTGAAATTCAAGGAAGGCTTCAATTGTATTTGCCAATACCGGCAAATCACTTGTGACCGTATAATATGAACCGTTCTTTGTTCTTGGGATTGTTGTTGTAATACCTAAAGGGTTTTCAAGCATCACTTCATAAATCTTTGCATCATCTTCAGAAAAAAGTGGAATGTCCACAATTGTGCCGGAACCATCTTCATGAAGAATTTCAATGCTTAAAGGTATATAAATATTTGCAACCCCATAACTAAAGTCCGCATCATGATATAAATAAATATACCTATATCCACCCTCTAGTGAACCAAATGAAGATGTGCCTGTTGCATTATGAAAACATGCATTTGTGTGAAATATACGATAAGCATATTTTTCAATTGTTTTCATTGTGGCTTCTACCCATTCATTACTTGCGTAAGCGGAAAGGCTTTCTTTGATTGCTTTGCACTTTTCTTCAACTTCTGCCTGCGTCATAGAACAAGAAGAATAATATAATGCTTGTTGTGCAATGGGTGAAGTATAAATAATGCCCTTTGAATGCAATATCGCACATGCACCGCTGCTTGAATAAAATGTGTGTTCCGAATCAGTTTGTGAATATGCGGTTGACTCTATCATTGATGCATTTTCCGGTATATAATCTCCTGCTATGTTTGAAATGAAGAACTTTTCCATGTCCATTACATAGTCTTTTTTTATTGAATATGGATTTTCTCTTTTTGCCTTTTCAATAGGGCTGTAATTATAAAGGGAACTGCTTGTGATACCATAAGCAGTGACTTTTCTTCTTGACATGTCAGCCTGCTTTTGGCTGCTGTCTACAATGAATTTGCCCAAAGGGATAGGGTAATAATCTTCTTCAAAAAAAGATGCCCAAACCTTTCCTGTGTAGGTGCTTGGTACATAAACTTCAAAAAAATCTGTTTCAAAGTTGTTTGACCATGCATAAACAGTGTGTGTATCTTCATAAAGTTCAATGGAATCATCTGATATTGGGCCTTCCGCATATATTTCTGCCAAACCACAACTTCCATCAGTAGAAAAAAACACATTAGTATTTGCAGGAAGTGGTTCACCAAAAAGTGACAATATATCAAAACGGTAATAGTCATAATTGGTATAATCAACTCCATCTGCCGAAATTTCCACTGTGCCTTTATAAGGCAATTCAGTTCTTGCATCAATTTCAATTTCTGCTGTGATTTCCATGCCCTTGATATTTCCAATGCCTGCGGTTTCAAATTCCAAAACGGATGATTCGCACAAGCCGAATTTCAGGCTTTCCTGGGAACACACACTTTCTGTATAGGATAAGCTTTCAGCAATCAGGTTTTCATTGGTTATGTCTGCCCTTTCCACATTAGGGAAGGAAATGCGGATATTCTTTTTTACATTGGAAGTCTTGAAAAGCTTCTTGACTTCTTCAGGGATATTCAGCATAATATCACCCCTTTCATTAGTATTCTGTCAACACAATCTGTGTTGCTGCATATCTGATATTGTCACCCGGTGCTTCCGTGTGCTTGATTGCCGGTGCAGTCATGCGGAATGTGCCTGTTGCATATTCACATGCATAATCATCCCAATATTCCACTGTCAGATTTTCTTGTGATGCAAAAATCCCTGTGATGCTTGCCTGTTCTTCCAGGTTCCGTTCCTTGATGGAAAACTGAACAACCACCTGTGTGGGCTTGAAATGGTCAAAATGGTCATATCCATTGGCATCCTGCCATGATCCTGCTTCCCTTTTATTCTTTTTGAAAGTATAACTTCCTTTCGATACTAAAAGATTGGGAACAATGGTGTTCCCAATCTTGATTCTATATCCTGCGTAACTCATGCAAATGCCCCCATTCCTGTGGATTTCTTATAAACAGATGCTTCTTTCTGCATCACCTTGAACATGCCCTTGGCATCCCCTTCAACTGACACATTGGCTCTAAGATCCGGTGCCACTGTCTGCAATGCCTTAATGAAGCACTGTGTCATGCGGTCATAGTCAATGCCATTGGATGCACCAACACTTTCCACGGTTGCCGGGATGCTTGAAAAGGCTGCATCCTCAAATGCTGTGCCATCTTCCAATTCCTCTGCACCTTTGTCAAATCCGCTGACACACATTTCACCAATCCATTCAAACTTTTTGGAAGGTGAATGAATGTCAAGCACTTCCTTGGCACCGTCAACAATGCCGGTGAAAAATCCGCTGATATTTTCCATGAATTTTTCTTTGGCATCTTTGATACCTTTCCACACACCATCCACAATGTTCTTGCCAATTTCCTTCACCTTGTCAGGAATGTCCTTGGCCTTTTTGAGAATGCCTTCAATAAGGGATTTTATAACTTCAATTCCCTTTTCCCTCAACTGTGTTCTCCACTCAACCACCTTCTGAATGGTTGCAACAAACCACTCGGCAAGTTTGCCGGGCAATCCTGCAAAGAATTCAGCCAATTTAGGCAGGATTTCCTGAAGCCATGTGACTGCATTTGCAATGAATGTAGGTATGCCTTCAGTGAAAAATAAGACAATATCATCCCAATACTTGACCACCATGTTGATGATGCTGAAAAAAGCTGCCTGAAGCAATCCAACAACCATGTTAAGGACACCATTCAAAATCTGCATGATGGCTTCTCCAACACCTTCCCAATCACCTGTAAACAGTGACAGGATAAGGTTGAAAACACCTTCAATCACATTGTACAAACCGGAAATGAATTTCAGGACACCTTCAAATGCTGTCATAAGATTTGCAATTGCTTCCAGGATAATTGGAAGAAGCAGGTCAACCAACATCTGAATCAATGGAACCAAATACCCCTGCCAAATATCACAAAGCTGCTGAATAACAGGAAGCAGTGCATCAACCATCAAGCTTGCCAAGTCTGTGATTGCAGGCAAAACGGCTGAAATTAAAGTCATGACAGGTTCAAGCAGTGCAAGAACCACATCCAACAATGGCATAATAAGGTCTAACAAAGGCCCAATCAAATCCAAAATAGGTGTCAATAATTTCACCACAGGTGGAAGCACCTTGTTGACAATCTGCATAAGCGGTGGTACCAACCTTTGAATAATTGCAAAGGCCTGTGGCAAGGCTGTACTTACCAATTCAATAATCACCGGCAATAATGCCTGTACACATGCCAAAACAGGTGGAAACACATCCTGAACCACCTGAAGAATCACCGGAAACATGGATTGCATAGTGGTCACAACCGTATTGAACACTTCAGGAAGTGTTGAAAATACAGAAGCAATTCCTTCATGAAATTCTGCACCCATTTCCGGGAATAATGCTGCCAATAATTCAGGAAACTTTGTTGAAAGTTCACTTATCAATGATTGCACTGTTGTAATAATTGCAGGAACTAATGTTGAAACGATTTCAGGAACATAGGCTGCAAGATTTTGAACCACCTGGGAAACACCCTGTATTATCCTTGGAAGGGTAGCTGTGATTCTAGGCACCAAATTATCTGCCACTGCAACCACAGAATCCACAAGATTATTCATCAATGCATCAAAGTCCTGGTTCGGATCAGCCATGCCGGTCATAAAGTTTTCCCAGGCACCCTTCAACTGCCCAATTGAACCCTGAATTGTTTCTGAAGCTTCCTTTGCTGTTGTTCCTGTGATTCCCATGTCCGTCTGAATCACATGGATTGCCTGAATAATATCATCATAGGATGATATATCATATTTGACACCTGACAGCTTTTGTGCATCCTTCAGAAGTCTTTCCATTTCTGTTTTGGTGCCACCATAGCCAAGCTTCAAGTTGTCAAGCATTGTGTAGTTCTGCTTTGCAAAGCCCTGATATGCATTCATAATCATGCCAATATCAGAACCCATTTTATTTGCATTGTCAGACATATCAATGATAGCCTGATTTGCGGATTCTGTTGCCTTTGCTGTGTCACCATCCAAACTCTGAAGCAAGGATGCAGAAAAGCTTGTGACAGTTTCCATGTAAGTGTTTGCAGACATTCCTGCGGTTTTGTATGCCTGGTCTGCATATTCCTTCACCTTGTCTGCACTGTCTTTGAATAAGGTTTCAACACCACCAACAAGCTGTTCATATTGTGCATAATTGTCTACCGCTGATTTTGTCATTGCTGCAATACCTGTTGCGACTGCACCGGTTGCTGCAACTGCTGCGGTTCCCACTACCTTGGCAGCACTTAATGCAAAACTGCCAATCTTGCCAAACGCATTGCCAAGCTTGCTTTTTGCGGAAGCTGCCTTGCTTGTGGTTTCATCAATAGCATCATTTGCCTGCCCATTGGAAATTGCAATGGTTCCCATAAGTTTAAAAACCTCATGGCCCATAGGCATTCACCCCTTTCTTTCGTAAATTACAAAAAGGGCTGAAATATCAGCCCTTTCCTCTATTTGCTTTTGCATATATCCTTCCAAGCCGAACATCCATAGCAGGTGCCAATTCACCCACCAATGCACCGCTGTCAAGATATATATTTCTTTCAAGTAGTGCTTCAAGTAAATCAATGATTCTGTTTATTCTTCTTATCATTTCATCATTTGAAACACTGTCTATTCTGTTGTTAAACTGTGCAGAAACCTTGTCAATCCATTCTGTGTTTCTTTCCAATGGAACAACCGCTTCTGCACCATCTTCACCAATGACCGCTGCTGTTGCTTCATCAACCACAGTTCCCCTTGCAAGCCTTGGAAGGGATATTTTTCCCACGGTTCCAACATTGATGCCCGGAAGCTTATTGGCAAGCCGGATGGCACTGTTTATCAATCCAATGCCCCTGTTTATGGCCCCTTCTACCTTGGAAAGTGCCCCATTCATTCCATTCTTCACGGCATTCCCCATTGCTGTGCCAATGGAAGTGCCGATTGAACCGAATTTGGATTTTACCTTGCCCCACAAGCCGGAAAAGAAACTTCCCCAACCGGAAAACACGGATTTTATATTTGACCATGCCTTTTGGAATGTGCTGCGGAACCATGAACCCACGGAACCGAACACACCCTTGATGCCTGACCATATCCCGGAAAAGAAGCTTCTTGCCCCATTCCATATAGTTTTCACACCATTCCATGCCTTGCGGAATAGACTTGAAAACCATGAAGATGTTGCTGAAAAGGCTGATTTGATGCCGGACCATATACCACGGAAGAAACCTGTCACCGCTGACCATGCTTTTTTCACACCATTCCATGCATCCACAAGGGCTTTTTTGATTGCCTTTCCTGCGGATGAAGCCAATGATTTGATTGTGTTCCAGGTTGCCTTCCAAAAGTTCCTGAAGCCTTCAACATTGTTCCAAAGGTATATGAAGGCAGCCACAAGGCCTGCTATTGCTGCCACAACCAATCCAATGGGATTGGCAAGCAACACCGCATTAAATGCAAGCATTGCAGTTCTGACCACTTTGATTGCATTTGCCGCTGCGGTCATTATCTTTCCCCAAGATATAATCAGAATGAAGGTTCCCACCGCTGTGGTTGCACCAACAATCACACCAATCCATGTTTGCACTGTTTCCTGATTCTGCTTGATCCATGACACCATATCCTTGAACTTCTCAATCCCTGATTCAAGTGCCGGTGCAAGGTTTTCTGCCAAGGATGCAGCAATATTTCTAAAAGCTGTCATGATTGGTTCACCTACACGGCCCACTTCTGCCATTGCATCAGTCAATCTTTCCTGGGCTTTCCGTGATTCAATAATGTCCGCATTGGTTTCCTTGTACTGCGTGGATGCAGCACTGTATGTGTCATTCAATGTCTTGACAATCAAATCCTGCCTTTCTTCTTCAGTGGCAAGGCCTGCAAGCTTTTCATTGAAGGATTCCACCGTGATTCCTGACCATTCAAGGGCATCTGCAAGGCTTCCCTGTACTTCACCCAGGGATGCACTGTGATTGATGCCTTCTGCCAATCCTTCCAAGGGAAGTGATTCACCGAATGTGGCATATACACCGGTCAGTGTATGTGTCAATCCTGCCAATTCTTCTTCATTGTCTGCAATCTTGGCAAGGTGCTGTGATGCTTCCACCGCTTGCCCTGAATCCCCAAGCACTGCATTCAATTCTGAATATGTTCTTTTTGCTTCTTCAGAACCGTGTCCGGCTGTCAGGAATGCACTTTCCAACAGCCCCATTTCAGCCCTGTATTCTCTTGTACCTTCTACCGCACCAATAAAAGCACCACCAACAGCAAGCCCAACAGCCCCAATTCCCAGGGCAATCTTCTTGGCTGCACCGCCTATCTTTGAAAAGGCTGATTCTGTTTCATCTGCGGAATCATTTGCCTTTTTTGTGGTATCTTCAAGTGCGTTGTTTGCTTCTGTATTGTCCACGGCAACAGTGCCAAATAATTTGAACAATTCCATAAGCATTCACCTTTTATTACTGCGGAAGAAATCTTTTCACAATGCCAAGTGCATCATCTTTGGTCATATCTTCATCCCTTGTATGCCCTTTCTTTGCAGGCTTCAGCACTCGTTTCTTCCAATCATTGAAGCTTTCCCCAGGCCCCCACATGCTGTGCATGATATACATGGACCACAATTTCTGTTCTTCTAACAGGTTTGCTTCTTCCTTCTTCCGCTGATATTCCATTTCAATTATGTTGCTGACAAACTCCCCAAATCGTCCTTGGTTCATGTAATGTTCCATCAGGTCCATTGGATTGCTGTATCTACTGTACAGCAAATCCATGAACCTGAATTCACCCATTAGAACAATTTGGAAAGCACCTTGAAAAAACCTGAATCTTTCGCACCTTCGTATGCATCAAAGATAATCATGGGTGTGGTTCCAAACTCCATTTCATTCAGTTCTTCAACACTCACACCAATCAAATCTGCACACAGTGCATCCACCTCTGCCTGGGCCTTGTATGCATTTTTAGTGATCATAACCACCATGTCACAGACAACCATGCCACCAATTTCATTGACACTCTTTTCCCCTGACACAATCTGCACAAATGCCTGCTTCAATTCATCAGGAAGAAGCTTGCTAAGAACCTGGACAACCTTCCAAAGGTCACTATTCTTCAGCTTTCTGATTGTATAAGGTCTTTCTACTGTTTCAACTGCTTCTGTTGTTACATTCTCAATATTGTTCATAGGGTTTCACATTCCTTTCACTATTCCTGGGTTTCTACATTTGCAACATCTTCTTTTACCCATCCGGTAGATTTGCGGATGAAGATAACATAGGGAAGCTTTGTGGTGCCATACTCAATGTCTGAATGGCATTCAAAGGTGCCCTTGAACACTGTGTTTGTCTTGTTCTTGTTTTCCATTGTGTGACCGGAAGTACACAATGCCTTTTTGAACATAACAATCATAGGTCTGCCATCAATGTGTTCACCATAAAAGCCGAATCCGTCATAAAAATGGCCGGGTGCCAATTCAGCGGATGTGATCACATCATAATTTCCATCTGTGGTTTCTGTGATGGTACCAATCACCTGTTTTGCAACAAGTTCAGGTGTAAGTTCTGCAAAAGAAACTTCCATCTGTGCGGTTTCTCCAACCTTATTCTGAAGTTCTGCCACCTTTACGGTTGCACCATCAAGTTCAGGTGCGAAAAATTCAGGTGTGATGGTGATGTTTCCACCGTCCTGTGTAGCACCAATGATTGCTGCCAATACTTCTTCTTCTGTGGGTGCAACAGTTTCACTGTAAGTCAACCCCTGAAAATAAACACCTGCACCAAAGGGAATCTTTGACGGTGTGCCGGTTGTAATACCTGTTTTAATGCTCATAATCAATTCACCTTCCATTCTTTAACTGTTAGATTGATTTGTACCTTTTTCAAATTGGCATCCCCTGTGGGAATGTCACAATTTGCATTATCATAGACAACAGCCACCCCTGAATGATTATCAAGGATGGCTGTTTTTCCATGCTCAAAATGTTTTTCAATTTTATCTTTTGTCTGCAATAATTCAAGATAAGAACCCCTTGCAAAGCCTTCCAATATGAAATTGGTTTCTGCCGGGCCATCTTCTGTGGGCACTTCAATGAAATTTCCCACAAAATACGGATAAACAATATCAGATGTCCATTCACCGAATTCATAATTGATTCCAAGGTCCTGAAGTTCTTTATCAATGAATTCCAATCCTTCTACTGTCATTTGTTTGTCCTTTCTCTCAATATTGCCCCAAATCTGCGGATGATTTTGTTCTTGTTCTTGTCAAAAGCCTTCTGCAAGGTATGGTTTGGTTTCTTGCCCTTGGTGTAATAAGCTTCAAGTCCATCAGCACGCAACATGGCCATGATCCGTTTTGCTTCTGCCAAGGTATACTGCTTTCCATTCGACTGATAACCTGTTTCGTCTGAATTTTTCACATATACCCAATAGCCCTTGCGACCATTGCCCTTCACAGCATATTCACCTGTGCCAAATTCTTCCCAAATGGCATTCTGCTTGGGATTTCCCACAACACATTCACCTTTGGATTTGTTCAGCACATGTGTCCATGCATTCATGGTATCACCGGTGTCTGACCGCTTATCCTGATTGCGTTTTGCCTGTGCTTCCAACTCACCACCGGCTTCTTCCAGGAAGTCAATGATTGCATCATCAATTGCTGCCTTGACAATTGCACTATTGTCTGTGAATTCAATTGCCATATCACTGCCCCCCTGTATATTTCAGATAGATTTCCCACTGCTTGTTCAGTTCCATGGGATTGTCCATCAGTAACACATCAAATTCCTGCGAATTTGCCACCATCCTTGTGTTTTCCGCTTTCACCTTGACAGTTTTGCCTTCAACCTTCAAAGTGCCCGGAATGGGCTTATAATCACCCACAAAAATATGTGTGGTTTCCTGAATTTTTGCATTGAAATTGATATGCCCTGCCTGACCACTCTGATAATCAATAAAACCTTCCAAGTCAATGACCGGATGCCATACCTTCACTTTTTCACCAATGGCATTCTTCTTTGTGCCGGTGTTCACCTGAAGCTGTGCTGTAATATTGCCACCTATCATGCAAACACCCCCTTTAGAATCTTGCCTTTTTATACGGCTTTAAGAAGCCCAACAGTGCTTTGGGATAACCCATTGAAGAATTATCCCCATCCATATTGAAATAGGTCACAGAATGCCGGGAAATCGTTTCAGACTGAATGCCTACCTTCCCCCGGTTTTCCAAATCCCACTTCAGCATGTTCACAACACCCATCTTCACATCAGCCGGATATTTCACTTTGCATACCTTTACACCGGGAATGTCAGGAAAACCTTCATTCACTGTGAATGTATTGCCTGTGATTTCCTTGATTGTGTACAGTCCGCAATCCATGGCCTTTTTGCCATAAGACACCTGCACAGTATCACCCACCGCAAAGGGAACGGATGTTGCAGCAAAAACACCGCCCACAACATCCGCTTCAACCATCACAGAAGGCATCTGATGGAATCTGTTGTTTGTATAGCTTCTGATTGTCAGTTCAAGTGCCTGAAGCATATCTTCAAGCACCTGATCTGTTTTATCTGTTGTAATATACTGCTTCAGTTCTTCCACTGAAATAATCATAGGGAACACCCCCTACCATTAGGCCTTGGTCTTTAAGATAACAACCTTAGCTTCATTGGTAAGTGCAGGCATACCATAAGCAGTACAGATGATATTGTCTGCTACACCCGGCTCACGGTCATGTTCAACAAGGTTGCCACGCTTCAAGAAGTAAGTGATTGCCGGCATATCATCTTCAGTTTCATTGTCATTGTTTAACTTGATAATAGGGTTGAAGTAAACACCTTCTTCAAGCTTTACCTTGTTGGAAACAACAACATCACAGCCTGCGATTCTACCGATTGCACCATTGGTCAAAAGTTCAGGACCAATCTTGTCTGCTGCAAGGAAATCAGCATCTTTTCTAAGCTGTGTTTTCTGTTTGCTGTGAATAAGAATAACCTTTCTGCTTTCTTCTTCCTCACCGAACATATCAACACCATCTACAACCGCTGAATACTTGATTGCTGCTGTGGAAGCATCAAATACATTCTTGGATTCATACAGAACCGCAACTCTGTCATTGTCTAATTTCTCACTGATGGACATTGCAATCTGATTGGTTGCTGTGCCCATAGGGTTGCCATAACCGGAAAGCTGTGCTTCATCAGTAAGACGAACACCTTTACCAATTTTTTTGATACCATACTGTGCAGTTGTGAATGCCATCTTTGTGGTATCAATAGGAACACCTTCTTCATAGTCCTGTGCTTCACCGATATATCCCCACTTGGGAATGGTTACAGTGCTTCCGGGCTGCCCCTGAAGTGTGCTGTCAACCTTAATATATCCGGTCATAACTGCCTTCTTTTCTACCTTTGCATTGATCATGTCTGATACTACCTGGGGATCGAATACATCACCATTGATGAGTGTTGTTGTTTTAGTCAAATCTGCCATGTTTTTCATTCCTTTCTTTCATAAAAAAATTAGTTTGCAAGTTTCGCATATAATTCAGGATTGCTTGCTTTCAATTCAACCCTTGAGTTATAGCCCATTTTTTCAAACTGTTCCTTTGTGACAGATGCACCTTCACCGTCACTTTCAGGAAGTCTGTTATCACCAAGCACCTTCATTTTTCCGGCACCTGCTGATTCAAACATTGAAGGGAACTGCACCTTCAATCCGTCTTTCAGTGCATCCCAACCTTTGATATTTTCATTTTCATCAAGTTCCAGGGATTCACCCTTTTCTTTCAGCTTTTCATTCAGCTTGAATGTCAGATAATCAACATCAACCGCTTTTTCAGAAAGCAATGCCACCTTGATGGCTGCTTTTACTTTGGTTTCCTGCAACTCTGCCTGAAGTCTTGCATTTTCCTGTTCATATTCGGTGAACTTTCCCTGTAATTCTTCATTGCCTTTTGTTGCCTTCTTCAACTGTGCAATCAAGTCATTGGCAGACTGCAATTCTGTTTCCTTGCCATTCACCAATTCCTGAAGGGCTTCATATTTGCCCTTGCCCACATATTCACCTGTTCCAAGGTTTCCGATTTTCACCTGCTTATCCTTGTTTGCTTCATTGCCGTTGTGTGCGTTGACTTTTTCAGCCACCTGATTGAAAAGTTCTTCACCCAAGATTTCTTTTAAAAATTCCATATCAATTTTCCTTTCCTTTGTCTGTGTTTTTATGTGCGGTGTCACCGCTG